TCTCATAACCTTTCCAACATTTTTCATCTAAAGTTTCTTCGGATACGCCAGATGCTCTAAGTCTTTTTGCTTGACTCTTATGCATTTCAACAGCCTTATCAAGTTCCTTAGCAATGCCTTTTACACTCTTAGGATTTTTATGACTTTCACCAATTTCTACTTCTTCTTTTCTCAAACCCAATTTACCAAGCAAAGACTTCTTTTTCTTTGGGGGAACATAACCCTTCTGACGCTTGTTATAATCCATATAAGATTCGCCGGGACGCAATTTCTTAGAGTCGTCTTTCTTAGCAGCAGGTCTGGATAAAGGACCATCTTCACGAGCTCGTGCTTTATTACCAGTACCACTTATTCGACGATCTTTGTCAGGATCGGGATGCCAGTAATCACCTTCAAGAATTGTTTCTTCTGTTTTCACGTTAATTGCCTTCCCTTTTCTATTTGGATTTGGATCTTCTCTTTGCTTACGGCGGAATGCTGCTTCTTCCTCACCTTTATCAAGGTTACGCTTCATTTTACTGGAACCACACTTTGGTTTTGTGGTTTGTCCTGGTTGTTTTGCACAGGGTTTCCCTGCGTATTTACCACCCAACTGAACCCAGCCAGGCTTGCCATCACTAGAGCGACTCTTGCTAAACCAGTCACGCAAAGAAGAATCACCACTTTTCGACTTTTCAATAATGATGTTAGAGAAGTTTTTAATGTCATTTTCAGAAATACCAGATTCAACTGCTGCATCAGCAGTTTCTTTTTCAGTAGCATCATCTACACTATACTTATCGTATAATTTTGGACCATAAGAACACTGTTCTCTAGTCTCTTTCTTCCTACAAAGGCGGCAATACTTCTTACTTGACATTATAGCGAGACAATGCTTTCAGTTATTTATGCTCTTATGAGATTTCTATACATCTTAAATACGGTAGAATCTGCA